GTCAGCGGGTGCATTACCTTGTATACCCACTGCATCCATTAAGGCTTTACCTGAAAAAATATTCCTTGATCTAATTTGACTACGAAGATTCTCCATCTCTAAAGGAAAAGACTCTTCGCTCTGTTTAGTCCTCTGTATAGTAGCGTCAGTACTTGCACCTCTTGCCGCAAGCGTAGAGGTTTGCTGATCCGGTGCATAGTCCGCTTGAACTTGTGCCGTTGTTGCATCAGCTATTGCTTTTTTTACCCTAGGATCAGCAAGTTTCTCTTCAACCCTTGCTTGTACTTTAAGCATTTCTTGTTGTGTTCTAGCATTATCGAGTTTTAATTTTTCAATTATTGCTTCTTTGTCTGCCGCACGAAAAGCATTATACTTATCAAAATCGGCTTGAGTTCCTTTACCTTCTTGTATCCTTTTTAGGGCTTTACCTATTACAGGATCGGATTGCATTGATACAAACTTCTGAGGACTATCTTTCATTAGTCTGCCTGCATCAGCTTGAAAGGCGGCTTCTGCTTTATCCCGCTTCTCCTTATTAAGACCGTACTGCTGAATCATGCCTCCTATCTGTTGGCCCATGTTTGCGTACATTTGCCCTTGCGTGGCCCCTGCCCTTGCGATGAGGTTGGCGGCATTGGCGGTTGAGCCGAGCGCGGATCCGTAGTTACCTGAAAAGTATGGTCGTCTTGCCATGATTATTTGTCTCCTATTTTAGAGTCCATCCACTTGCGGATAATTGCTTTGAGGCGAGGTTTGTCGCTTATCCACGATGCAAAGCGCTCGCCATATTTGCGGTAAAGCTCAAAGAACCATTGCGGAGATTCGGTGAACATCCACTCGCGGAACTGCATCCATGCCGGATTTGTGGGACCATACACTTCGCGTGCTACCCAACAGAGCATTAATCCGGTTGCAATCCCTCCACCTATTGAGCCTAGTCCGCCAAATATACCCGCAGTTTTTGTCGCATCACCTGCTACATTTGCGGCATACATATTTGCCTGATTAGCCGCATTCTGTGAAATGTATCCTAACCCCGCTTCCGGGTTGAGGTATTGCGGTCCTGAGTTTAGCCCGTAGCCCGCCTGTCCGAATACGGACTGCCCGGATTGCAGGCTTCCTCCTCCACCCCGTCCAAGTAATGCTTGGAACGGATCGAGCATATACTGATCTTCCATCCGTGCGAGGTTACCCACGGCATTGATGTAATTACCTAATCCCTGCTGACGGAGTGTTTCGTTCAGACGCTCCGCATCCATTTCGGCACCAACGCCAAACTGTTTAGCCTGTTGCTGTTGTGCTTGGTTTGCAATTGCGGCTTGCTGTGCGGATTGCGCACCAAATGCGTTAGCTTGTTGCGTAAGTTCTGCCTGTGCAAGATTGCTCGCTTGGTCAAGTTGTGCTTGTTGTGCATCCTGAGATAATCCTGCTTCCATTCCTGCGGCTCTTGCCTGATTTGTGGCGGCCTGATTTGCAAGTTGTGCCTGTAGTCCTGCTTGGTTTGCGGTAGCCTCCTGCTGTAATCCCGCAGATACGCCAAACTGAGAAGCTTGATTTGCGGCACTTGCATCTGCCATCGCTTTTGCTTGTGCCTGTTGTGCGGCGAGAGCCTCCTGTGAGAGTCCTGCTTGCAGACCTTGACTAAGTGCTTGATTGGTTGCGACTTGATTGAGCCTTTGCGCATCCATTGCTGTTGATGCACCAAACTCTGCGGCTCGGTTGGCGGCGGCTTGATTGGATAATTGAGCCGCTTGTCTTTGCTGTGCCGCAAGTGCTTCCTGCGATAACCCTGCGGTGACCCCCTGTTGAAGAGCTTGGTTTCGTGCCGCTTGATTCGCAAGCTGTGCCTGCATATCCTGTGATGCTCCGAATTGTGCGGCTTGATTAAGAGCGGCTTGGTTCTGAAGCTGTGCCTGTAACCCACGGCCTAAATCATCTCGCTGAATATCAGCTTCCTGTCCAAGTGCAGATTGTGCAAATCCACGATTTTGCATCCGGCGGTTATTATCTTCTGCTACAAGCGCCTGGGCCTCCTGTATTGCTCCTGACTGATCAAATGTCCTACCCATGAGGGTCTGTCTTGCACGGGCAGAATTTGCAATCTGTGCCTGCTCGCGCTCAGTCAATCCCTGCCCTAGTGCAGTCTCTGCATCTGCAAGTAGTGCGGCACGAAGTGTATCTGCACCGATATTACCACCCTCCACTCCTGCGGTGGCGGTATATCCTCGTCCTGTCACGCTCGCGGATGGATCGTAGGAAGTAGCCGCTGTGAGTGCCATTGGGTCACCCGCTTGGGCGGCGGTGTAAGATTGCCCTTCCACGCTTGCCGATGGATCAAAGGAAGTGGCGGCTTGAAGACGCAATGGATCGGCTACCTGAGATGCGGTGTAGGATGTGCCTGCATCAAATGTTCCTCCCGATACATCTGCGGAGGGAGTGTAGGAAGTGCTTGCATCTAGCGTGGGACCTTGTCCTACCTGTGCGGCGGTCATGGTTTGTCCCTCAAGTCCGCTTGCAAAGGTACTGCCTGTGGGTTTTGTAATGGCACCACCACCTGTAGTCATTGCTTCCTTCTGCTCTTCGAGTAACTCTCTTGCTCCATCCAATCCGCTAGTTGCGGCGGGTTTGTAATCCGCCATTACATCCTGATAGCGATCAGATAAGCGCTCAACATCCGCCAGGTCTGCCTCGCGTTGGCGAGATAAGTTACCTCGCTGTATATCCTCTGCAAGGGCGGAGAGTCCAAGGAAGTTTCCATCTGCATCAAAGCCTGCCTTACGATCAGTAACCCCAAACATTGTAGGTAATTCTCTACCTTCTGAACGACCGTCTTTATTATAGTGGTCACGACCAAATTCCTCAATTGTTCTTGAGTCCCCACCCTGTTTTGCACGCTCAAATGCCGCCTTTACATCTCCGTTATTCTGTACATAAGACTCAAAATCCCCTACTTCCCCTTGCACATTACGACTGTCGCCGAGCAGATTAATCATTCCGTCCCCTGAGAATGAGGCGGGTATTGTTTCCGTCTGTCCCGCTTTTGATGTGTCTACGATTGTGTTTCCGTTTGGATCTTTTGCGTAAATAGGTTGAGGTTTACCACCATCGGGAGTTTCTTGTCCTACTCCCATAAAATCCATTGCACTTACATTACCTGACTTCGCCCCTTCAATCAGTCTTTCAAATTCTGACTCGGAGATAAAATCCTTAAAAGAATCATGACTTACTTTATCATATTCTACTGTCTTTGTGTCACCTCCGCCTTTCCTACTACTTGTGTAGGTTGTTGGATTTGCGGTTGCTACTGCCTTGCCTGTATCTGTATCAATAAGCTCAACCTTTGTCCTAGGGTAACTTTTCTTTCCTACTTTTTCCGAATAAGAAGTAACTTTTGCGGTGTATTTTCCTTTCTGAGGTTCGCCTGTTGTTGGATCAGAATAGCCAACAACTAATCTACCTTCGCTATCATAAGTGCCTGTTGTTTCCTTTTGCTCTCTACCCAACAGCGTCTGTCGCAGAATATCCGTATCCGTTTGTGCGGTCTTCTTACGGATGTTCTCTTCGAGCGGGAGAAGTCCTTCTAATCCGCCAGGAGCTATCTCAGCAAAATCTCCTGTACCTGTAAGTAGCTCGACCTGTGCTTTGAGAGCATCTGCCATGCCCTCGCCGTAGCTTGGTTGTTCAGGGAAGTTGTAAGATTGACTTGATCCGCACATAATTAGTGTCTCCTAGATTTTTGGTAAGTTTTTGTAGAAAATATTAGTAGGCCAAACAGGTTCAAATCCGAAGTGCTTCATATGATTGTGATATGGGCTGTGTGAATTACACGCGATAAACGCTTGGTTCACACCTTTCTCGGATAACATGCTTTCCTGTATTTGATTTAGTATTAAAGAATCTTTTGCTCCGACTTTCTTGGAGTGGTGCCATAGCAGGACCATTGGTACTTCGCATAAGTTCCAACCTCCCACGATGTCGTCTCCTTTAACTACCGCATGGGTAGGCATCTTCATATTGTCGTTATCCTCTTCCGCTAATTTCGACACTAGCTGAAGAGTCTTGGGGTCATTTATTTTTATTACTTTAGGGATGTTGCTCATTCTATTCTGCCATTAGGTATTCGTCTGCATCGGTGGCGCTCACCGCACTTCCGAGGTTTACGCGCAACCAATTCGTGCCGTTATCCACGGCAAGGCACGGGTTGCCACCATCGCCATCGCTGACATATATCATCCTGCCCGTTGTTCCATTTGCGGGTAGTGTGCTTACGGTGAAATTCTCCAGGGTAACGGAGGTGGCGGAGATGGAGTCTACGGTGACGGTGGGCTCGCCCAATTGATTAAGAGACGAGGCATCGGCCTCCACGCCTGTGGCGAAGGTAAAACCACGGGTAACTGTGGCGGTGACTGCCACTATGCAATCTCCCTCCTCGCATTCGCTCCGCCCGCTATCGCTTCTAGCGATACATGGCGAAAGCTAGGCCGCCCGGCTGTTACATCTACTTCTACGCTCGCGGCGTAACCTCTCGCGCGTCCACTGCCAAAGCGAATCAGTTTCTCCTCGCTCGTTGTCGCATTCTCGGTGTGTACCGTGTTCGTCCGATCCGGGTCTATTGTATTGACCTTGATCGTGAACTGATCCCCGTTGCTCACTTCGCATCCCAACTGCCCCCTCTTCCAACTCTTTACATCGATATTTCCGAATGTGAAGGAGCGGGTCTTCAGCCTGGCACTTATCGCGGTGGAGGTGGTGCTTGCGCTCCCTACCGTTCCCGTGATATCGGTGGTGCCTTCCTCGATTAAATGCCATCCCTTGTCGTTGACTGCAAAGAGTCTGCGCTTGGTGGGATCGCTACCATGTAATACGGTGACGAAATCATCTATTACAAATCCTGCGGGGAAGGAATCTACTGAAGTCCATGCTGTATTAAGGATATCATATACTAAGATTTTATTATTATCGGTGGATGAACCTGTGGGGACTGCGAGGTAATACTTATTATCAAATACAATACCACACGCTTTGTCCGCAGAGGCGAAGTTTACTTCTTTAAACTGATCCTGTATCGGGCGGGATAGCGGGATTGCTTCTCCGCTTACCTTCGAGATTGCAACTCCTAGTCCTTTGGCGGGGTCTAAGCCTTGTTGCAGGGTAAATACACCATCATCGGATAGGAAGTATATCTGCGGACCACTCGCGGCTATACTCTTGCGTGCCACGCATCCCCGTTGGCGGGTAATCTCAAAGACTCCTGCCGCAGATGATATTGCCACATTGTTAATCATGTGGATCGAGTTGCGGAAAAATACGAGTAACTGATTCTCCAGGTATGGAGTAAATCCTACCAAGCGATCTGCAGTTCCACGATTGATCCTGAACTGCGATTCTGCGGGGTAGAAGTTATCCGTATCCAAAAGGTCGGACATGATCACGGTGTACTGCGAATCGCTTGGCTGTGGTACGATCAAGCGGTTTGCAAAGAAGGTGCCAAAGTTTGTGCTAGGACATTCCACTCTGCCTGCTGTGGGGGATGCATTATTCTTGAGCGTAAAGGCTGTGGGGGTGGTATAATCGCCATCCCATTCTAGCGGATCTTTACCGGTTCCGCGGAAAAGGATAAGCTTCTCCATTGCCTGAACGAAGCTCGCATTATCTCCGCTTGCTACCGTCTGTCCGCCAGGGTACGCGATATCTATACCGCTGTTATTCTGATCATTCCATAGGATGACTTTATCCTTTGTGGCACAGGCGATAAATTCTGTCCCTGTGACAGGATCGGAAAATAAGGTGGATGCAAATACCTGCTCATCCCCGGCATAAGTAAGTGTGACTGCTCCTGCCTTAAACTCAATACCCTTGCGGACAGATGCGATATCCCCGTCTAGTCGCATATTCTCTGATGCCTCAACAGTACCCCCCTGTAGTGTGGTAGGCTCCAGGTAACTATCAATACCACGGAATCCACGATCTCCATCGGTGAGGATAGGATCGTCCATTCTGCCCATTGGTTTGTACCTAGCCATTACTTCTTAATCTCCTGATAGAGTTTTATACTCATGTACACTAGCGTGACTGCGCCTACTGCAATCCCCAGGAATGTATCTATCGTGGATAATCCAAAGGTTGCGGCGGTTCCGCTCATACCTGCGACTGATACGCGATCAATCATCACCTACGCCCTCCCGGTGTGAAGTAGAACCCCACGATCATCGGCAACACGACTGATGTTTGGAAGAGGCAGAGGTGTCCTGTTGTGACGACCAAATTGGTTTGCTCTGCCGGAAAACTGAGGAGTCCGAAAAGTATTTCTGTTTTCCCTTCCCCTGTAATGTTTGTTGTACTGAGGAGTGGGACTGATGGGAAAATTGCTGTGATGCATGTGACGAATGAGATTGTTGCCATACCAATGAGCGCGAGCATCCTACGAGTTGCACGAGTAAAAGCACCGCCATCACCGCTGTTGAGGCTTTCTTGGAATTTAATAGCGAACTCGTTATTCCGAGCCTCTCTTGCCATTTCGATCTCATACTTCTGTTGCCTCGAATCTGTGAGCATTCCGAACACACCTTTGAGTATGCTCCCCATTGCGGCTGATCCTCCACCCGTCAAAAATAGTGTAAGTAGCTCGAACATTATTTTGCATCTAGTTTTTCAAATAGTTTCTGTATATCCCGCCTGCGGTCTTCTGAGAGTTTGGTCAGATGCTCCACATCCTTGGATTGTCCGGCATCGCTAATCTCGATTTGGCGGAGTCTCTCCTTCATATCATCGATCTCCCACTTGTTGCGTTTGATGAAGAATGCGAGGATTGATATGGCAACGCCAACTCCCGCAAACATATAGTGTGAAATCTCCATCTCACTCCTCCACCCTGTCGCGAAGCCTGTCCAACTCCTTTTCTATATACTTTAAGCGCTCGAACTGCTGATAGTCGGAGGTGATGGGAGCATCCTGCATCTCCACCAAATGATCGAGATCCGCTTTAGCTTGCTCTGCGAATTTTTCCAAGTGCATCATCCTAGCAGATAAATCCCCAAGCAGAGTTCCTTCGTGTTGGACTCTCCCCAAACCATTGTCAAGTTCGTTAATTTTATTCCAAATGACGGAGTAGCCCCAAACACAGGTGCCAACAATGGCGATAACTTTCGCCATAAATGCAAGGTTAGCTTTGACCTGTACATTATCTCCGACTTCAGTTGCCATTAAGGTCCGGCGTTAGGATCAGTCCACTCCTCGCCTGCTAGAATCTCAAGCATCTCGGAATGCGTGTATTGCGTTTTACCCGCCAGGAACGAAGGTGTGTCACCCTCGAACTTTACAAAGGTCTTAGTACCCGCAATATTGTATCTAAGCGTGTCTGCCGAGGTTTCTAGGACTTGGTTAAAATCAACGGAACTTACTTCCGATGCGTCAATGATTACATAATTTCTGCTCATAATATTTTAAGATGGGACTGTTGTTGAAAAAGTAGGCCCGCCACCAAGCGTTCCATCATTACTTCCGCTACCTTGGTCAGTGATAGTAGTGCCTGTTCCGCCATCATTATCTCCCATACGCCACCATCCGACAGGACTAAGTGTCGCAAGATCATCAGGTCCTCCGCTGTTATAGATAGAAGTTACATTAGAAGACGATAACTCACTGTTGAACAAAGCAATTTCATCCATCTTTCCTTGTAAATAACTGTTTGGCGTTGTGTTGCTACTTCTAGCACCAAAGCGTAAAG